CCTGTTCGCCCCCCAAAAAACGCTACGATACTGGGGTGAAATCGGGCTGTTTAGTTGGAAATCTGCAACATTTTTCGAGCTTGGTGCGACCTTTGGCCGGATGTGATGCAGAAAGCGGAACGCGATGCGGAGCTTAAGTCAGATCAACGATTTTTTGAAAGGATAAGGTACCGCTGAATGGACGAAAAAGAGCGAGTCATTCTGGAAGATGATACAGTGTTCATCCTCCAGCCGGGCATGACGATCTACGTCAAGACAGCGGACATCTGCAGCATGCTCGGGGTCTCCAATCAGTGGGTCGGGCAGCTGACCACACAGGGAACGCTTAACAAGATGCAGACCGGACACGGAAAGCTGTTCAATCTGACGGATTCCATCCGGAGCTACATGGATTCCCAGAACGAAAAGATCAAGAAGTCCGCCGAAGAGAAGAAGCTGGACAAAGCGAAGGCCACAGCTGAGGTTAAGCTGAAGGTGGCGAAGGCCACCATGGCAGAACTGCAGGCGCAGGAGCTGAAGGGCAAGATGCACCGGAGTGAGGACGTGCAGGTTTTCACTCAGGAGCTGATCGACACCGTGAAGAACGCCCTGCTTTCTCTGCCCGGCCGGCTGGCTGTGGAGGTCTCCCTCTGCGATACAGCAGAGGAATGTTCCGCGCTGATCAAGGAGGCTATCCGGGACGTGCTCGGCGAGCTGTCCGAGTACGATTACGATCCGGAGAAATACGAGGCGCTGGTCAGGGAACGGCAGAGCCTGGATGAACGGGCCGAGGAGGATGATGCTGAGTGATCAGTGAATCCGGCATCAAGCGCCTGTTCCGGGCTACCCGGAAGAATCTCTCCTCATTCGCGCTCGCTGACGATCTGACGGTCAGCCAGTGGGCCGACAAATACAGGCGGCTGTCTCCGGAATCATCTGCTGAGACCGGCCCCTGGAGAACGAAGAAGACTCCATACCTCAAGGATGTCATGGATGCCTGGACGAACCCGAAGATCCGGCACATCGTCATGGTGGCCGCTTCTCAGGTTGGTAAGTCTGAGTGCATGAACAACATCATCGGGTATGTGATCGACCAGGATCCCGGCTCCATCCTGATGATCGAGCCGACCAACGGAGACGCGAAGGAGTATTCCAAGCTCCGTATCGCTCCGATGATCCGGGACTCGAAGACGCTGCGGAAGAAGGTATCGAAGACCCTCCGGGGCGATACCGGAAACACGATTCTGCAGAAATCCTACCCTGGCGGGATCCTGACCATGTGCGGATCCACCGAAGCCCATGCCCTGGCATCGAAGCCTATCCGGTACGTGCTTGGCGATGAGCGCGACCGCTGGGCCGTTGAGGCCGGCAAGGAAGGTGATCCGTGGCTGTTGGCCATGGCCAGACAGCAGACCTTCTACAACGCGAAATCCTACGAGTGCTCCACGCCGACCATCAAGGGCTTTTCCCCGATTGAAAAAGCCTTCAAGACCGGCACTCAGGAGCGCTGGTGCTCCAAGTGTCCGCACTGCGGCGAGTATCACAACATCCGCTGGCAGGATATCCGGTACGAGTTTGACCAGTCCGAGGTTGATCACGAAATCACCTACATCGTTACCAGAGTCTACTACGTCTGTCCGGAATGCGGAGCGATCTCCGAGGAGCACGAGATGAAGCGATCCCACGCCAAATGGATCGCAGAGAACCCGGAAGCTCTCCGGAACGGCATCCGGTCGTTTTGGCTGAATGCGTTCTGCTCCCCCTGGGTGAGCTGGGAGAAGATCGTCACCGAGTATCTGAAGGCCCGGGGCGATACGAAGAAGCTGAAGGTCGTGTACAACACGCTCTTCGGGGAGCTGTGGGAAGACCGCGGCGGTTTGGCCAACGAGGATGACTACCTGGCCAGACGCGAAGAGTACACGGCGGAGGTGCCTGACGGCGTTCTGGTGCTGACCATGGGCGTGGACGTGCAGGATGACCGGCTTGAGTACGAGGTGGTCGGCTGGGGCCTCCGGAAGGAAAACTGGGGCATCCGGCGCGGAATCATCCTGGGCCGTCCGGATACGCCGGAGGTCTGGGAGCAGCTGGACGAGCTGATCACCAGAGTGTACCGCTTCGGCAGCGGAAGAGGTCTCCGGATCAGCATGACCTTCGTGGATGACGGCGGTCACTTCACGCAGGAAGTCCGGCTCCGCTGCGCTCAGCGGATCGGAAAGCGCGTCTTTGACTGCAAGGGCTACGGTGGAGACGGAAAGCCGTACACCTCTCCGCCGAAGAAGGTCAAGATCGTGCTGCGCGGAAAGACCATCGGAGAATGCTGGCAGTACCAGCTCGGCGTTGACGCCGGGAAGCAGCTGATCATGGACGGGCTGAAGATCCAGACGCCCGGCCCCAGGTACTGCCATTTCCCAACGAATCCGGAATGCGGATATGAACACCGGTATTTTGTGGGCCTGCTTTCCGAGCACCTGGTCTACAAGGAACACAACAAGAACCCCTGGGTCTGGGAGAAGATCCCCGGACACGAGAGGAATGAAGCCCTTGACTGCCGGAACTACGCACAGGCCGCATTTACGGCCCTGGCGCCCGATATGGACGCTCTGCTCCGAAAGATGAACGGACACTCATCCGAGAAGTCAGAGGCCCACAGACGGCAAAAAGAGCCGCGAAAACGGACGTCTATCGAAGACCGCATGAGTAATCTGCTCGACTGGTGAGAAGGAAGGTGAGAGACAATGACCCGGGAAACGATCCAGGAAATGCTGGAGTATTGGAGAACGACACTCCGGAAGCTGATGGATGCTTATCTCGCTCTTGCGGAAGGCCAGGTGAAAAGCTATGAGATTGATGACAGATCACTCACACGTCTTGATCTACCCTCCTTGAAGAAGGCCATCAACGATGCAGAGGGCAAGGTGGCGCAGTATGAAAACCTGCTGGCCGGCCACAAGCCCCGGAAGGCCTTCGCCGTTGTGCCGCGGGACTGGTAATGCGCTTTGTGGCTGTACGATGACGCAACGTCCCACACACATTTAATTATCGGCGTGCAGGTCCGTATGGCCATTTAGCAAGGCCCGGGAGATGATCCCGGGTTTTGTTTTCGGGATAATGCCGGGAAACCGGCTTATCTGCCGTCAGGGCGGAGTTTCGTCTCCTTTCGCCGTCTGGCGGCTTTTATTTTGACAAAGATGGGAGGTGGTAAGAGTGAGCGAAATCATCAGACCCCTGGTCAGCGGATACTCGGAAGCTGGGGCCAGCAAGAACCGGAGATCCATGAAGGGATTCACGGCGAAGTCCTCCAGCCCGAATGAAGATATCAACTGGAATAACTACACGCTCCGGCAGAGAGGCCGGATGCTGTTCATGTCCAGCTCTGTGGCCAGATCCGCGATCGAAGAGAACAGGACCAAGGTGGTCGGTACCGGGCTGAAGCTTCACGCCACGATCGACAACGATCTGCTGAAGATGACGCCGGAAGCGGTGAAAGCCTGGCAGCGGCACACGGAGCGAGAATTCGCCATGTGGGCCAACGATCCGGAGAACATCGATGCCATCGGCATGAACAACTTCTCCGGCCTGCAGCAGCTGGCCGTGTCCAACTACCTGGTCAACGGAGATGTCGTGGCGCTTCTGCAGCGCGACTTCAATGTCACTCCGATGAACCCGTATTCCCTGCGGGTACACATGATCGAAGCTGACCGGATCAGCACACCGACAGATGCGCGGATGCTCACCGGCGGACGGTGCACGGACGGCATTGCCAAGCGCAGCAAGAATCCGATCTATGACGGCGTTGAGGTGGACAAGAACGGAAAGGCCATTGCGATCTATGTCTGCAATTCCTATCCGAATCAGACCTTCCGCGAGCTGAAGCAGATCAAATGGCAGCGCGTCAGGCGCAGATCCTCACAGACCGGCCTCCTCAATTATCTGATGATCATGGAATCGGAGCGTCCGGATCAGTACCGCGGCGTTTCCTTCCTGGCGCCGGTGATCGAGCCGATTCTGAACATCAGCCGGTACACGCAGAGCGAAGTCATCGCGGCCCTGGTGCAATGCTACTTTACCGCATGGGTGAAGACGGAGACGAACCCCGCAGAGATCCCCTTCAATGAGGCCAGCTACGGAGACGATGACAATCCGGATCTGCCGCCGGACAGGACCATCTCGGAGAACTCTAACGAGTACGAGATGGGACCCGGCACCGTGCTGCATCTGGGGCCGAACGAGGATGTCAAGTTCGGCAATCCGTCCATTCCGACTCCGGGCTTTGACACCTTCGTGAAGGTGCTCTGCAAGGAGATCGGCGCAGCGCTGAACATTCCCTATGACGTGCTGCTGAAGGAGTTCAACGCCAGCTACAGCGCCAGCCGGGCAGCGCTGATGGAAGCCTGGGAGGCTTTCCGGATGCGGAGGCAGACGCTGGTGGACAAGTTCTGCCAGCCCCTGTATGAGACCTGGCTTGCGGAAGCTGTGGCGCTGGGACGTGTTTCCGCGCCAGGGTTCTTCACGGATCCGATCATCCGGGCGGCCTACTGCAAGGCGCAGTGGCTCGGGCCGGTGCAGGGACAGCTGGATCCGACCAAGGAAGTCAAGGCCGACATCCTGGCTGTTCAGCACGGCTTCAAGACCCATGAGCAGGTCACCCGCGAATACGGCGGCGGTGACTGGATCGAGAACATGGAAACCCTGAAGCAGGAACAGGAAATCCTCAAAGCCGCCGGGCTTGGCGGTGGAAGCACCAACTTCCAGAACGAGCCCGATCTTGATCCGGATGATGGATCCGGAATTCCTGGAGGTGAAAACAATGCCTAAACCCAAGGTGTTCACGCTGGACAGGAAGTGCTACACGCTGGCGGTCAAGACCGGCCTGAGCGCGGAGCTGACCATGTACGGCGAGATCGTGGAAACGCAGCCCACGGACTGGTGGGGTGATCCGATTGATGGACAGTTCATCATCCTGAGCGAGTTTCTGAAGGATCTGGAAGAGATCAAGGGATGCACGACTCTGACCATCCACATGAATTCTGTGGGCGGCGATGCCTACGCATCCATTTCCATCCACAACCGGCTCCGCGAGCTGGCCAAGGACGGAATGACCATTACCTGCATCGTGGACGGCGTGGCCATGTCCGGCGGCAGCCTGATCATGTGCGCAGCTGACACCGTGAAGGTGAATCCTTCCAGCATCATCATGATCCACGACTGCTGGACATACGTCTGGACAGCCGCGGATTCCTCGGATCTTCGGAAGCTGGCCGACAGCCTGGATGTCATCAACGAAAGCCAGGCTGAGATCTACGTCCGAAAGACCGGCAAGAATGTAGATGAGATCCGTCAGCTGATGACGGCCACCACCTACATGACCGGCCGGAGCGCTGTTGACAAGGGCTTCGCGGACGAGCTGCTGGAGGATGCGGATGATCCGGATATCTCCGTCAGTGCGGACCGGCACACCCTGTATGCCTGCGGCCGGAAGATGCGCGTAGCTGCCATGGGTCAGCTGCCGGAGGACATCAGAACCCATGAAGAAGAGGTCGAACCCGAACAGCCTGAGCAGGAGGAAGATGTTCAGACTGTCGGTGGAGATAACATCACGCCTGAGACCTCAGGCAGAAAAGAAGGAGGAATTCCCATGACTTTGGAAGAGCTCAGACAGAGCGATCCCGAAGCGGCTGAAGCCCTGCTTGCAGAGGCTCAGGCCAGCGTCAGTCACGAGGAGGCCGTGCAGGCAGAGCGTCAGCGTTGCGCTGATATCGATGCACTGGCCGGCGTGTTTGACGCAGAGACCATCCAGGCGGCGAAGTACGGCAATCCGTGCACCGCGCAGGAGATGGCCTTCCGTGCTGCGCAGGAGATGGCGAAGCAGGGCCGGACTTTCATGAGTCAGATGCAGTCTGACTACCAGGAAAGCGGCGCCGCTGCCGTAACCTCTGCGCCTGCGTCCGAGGAAGAGGACGCACCCATGACCAGCGATGACCGCAAGGCCGCTGGTGCTGCCATGGCGGCGAAGCTGCGTGGCGAAAAAACTGAGGAGGTGTAAGAAACCATGTCTCGTGATCTGCATGAAAAGATCGGCTCCGTAACTCCGGAGAATCTGTTTGCCGGTCTGGATCCCCGTGCGCTGACCAAAGCCGGTGTTCTCCGGAAGCTTGGCACCGCTGCCACCCTGGTCCGCGGTACGCTGCTGGCCAAGAGCTCCGGCTCTGCCGGTGATGGCAAACTGGTGATCTTCGGAACCACCGCTGCCACCAACGAAACCCTGACCGCTGACTGCGTCCTCGCTGAGGATGTGGCTGTCGGCACGTCCGCTGATGAGAATGCCCTGGTCTTCATTACCGGCAACTTCAATGAAGATGAGCTGACTCTGGCCAGCGGTGCTTCTCTGACGGAAGCTGACCGGGACGCGCTGCGTGTACGCGGCATTCTCCTGGGCGCTTCCGAAACCGAAAGCGTTACTGCGTAAGGAGGTATAAAGCAATGTCTGTGCTTGTTAACATCCTGGACACCTACTACATGGCGGGTCTCTGGGAAGGCCTGTCCCCCGTTCCCACCTTCTTCCGTGATCGGTATTTCCCCACCGGGGCCGGCGATATCTACGCGGCCGACAAGGTGCTGGTGGAATACAAGGACGGAGACAATGACATGGCTCCCTTCATGGTCGAAGGCGCGGATCCGATCAACGTGAAGCGCGGCGGCTATGAGATCCATGAATACAGCCCCACCTACGTCAGCCAGAGCCGCGATCTGACGGCCGATCAGCTGAAGAAGAGGGGCTTCGGCGAAGCGATCCTGTCCAAGAGCACCGAGGAAGAACGCGCCGCGAAGCTGGTGTCTGAAGACCTGGCTCTGCTGGAGCGCCGCTTCTCCCGCACGGAGGAATATCTGTGCTCTCAGGTCATGATCAACAACGGCTTCACCATCCAGGAACACCTGGACGAAACCCACACTCGCACCGCGGAACTGAAGTATTACGATCCCGCCAAGGGCAATGACGGTGCTTACACCATCACCCAGTGGGACGCTACCACCACATTCGCGGATGTGTGCGCGGATATCGAGGCCATGTGCGACTCCCTGAGCGAACGCGGCCTGCCTGCCGTTGACCTGGTTATCGGCCGCAAGGTCCGTGACTTCCTGCTGTCCATGAGCGATTTCCGTGACCTGGTGAATAAGCAGTCCGGGATCATCGTTGCCGAGGGCGGCATCCGTCAGACCCTGAGCCAGTACCAGGGCGTGACGTTCCTGGGAACGATCAACTTCAACGGCTATGACCTGAACGTGATCGTCTCCAACGAACAGTATACTGCGCTGTCCGGAAGCCCCCTGGCTCCCACCAGGACGAACTACTTCCCGGCCACCTCCATGATGGTGACTGCTCCCGCTGCCGGCCATCTGATGTACGCCCACATCGTCCACATGGACGAGGATGGCGAGATCGACACCATCACCGGCAAGCGCGTTCCTGATCTGTTTGTGGACCGGAAGAAGAAGAAGCGCGAGATCATCCTGGAGAGCCGTCCTCTGGCCGCTCCGCAGAACTACAGCCCCTGGATCTACGCTGCCGGCGTAGTTGCCTGATGAGCTGATTGAAAGGAGATGCTTTCCCGATGTTGGTAAAAATCATCAGCGGTACCTACGGGCACCGTCCCATCCTGCCTAACGGGCAGAAGAGTCATTATGTGATCCCTGTGAGAGCCGGAGAAGCTCCCATCGAAGTGAACGAGGCCGAGGGAGAACGCCTGATCGGCCTGGGAGTCGCGGAAGCGGTCCAGGCTGAGAAGATCAAAGCCCCCAAAGCGGAAGCCGCAGAAGTGGCCTCTGAGGCCGAAACTGAGGGTGTCTCCCTTGAGGACATGAGCTTCGATGACCTGAAGGCCCTCGCGCAGGAAAAGGGAATCGACATCAAGGGGATCCGGAGCAAGGCCGGCGTGATCGAGGCGATCAATTCCGGAGCAGAGGAAGTCCCGCCTGCCTTCGATGCTCAGGATGTGGTTGACTGATGGGCTTCAAGGAAATGGTGGAAGCGGACAACCTGCGCACCTTCCTGGATGTGAACACCTTCGGAGAGTTCCGGACCGTTGAATTTGACGGAGACGTCTATAGCGGCGAGGATAAAAAAGGCATCCCCGTAGTGATCAGCCAGATGAAGGAGCAGGACCGCGTCACCGTCATGAGCGATCATGAACACGGCCTGTACCGCGTCACTGCCGTATTCCACTGCAAGCTGGACGATGTTGGCGGCAATATTCCTGAAAAAGGAAGACGCTTCGGGATCTACGATCCGGATGACAGCTTCCTCCGGGAGTATTACGTTGCTCAGTCCTCCTGCGATCATGGCATGATCCGGCTGGAACTGGAAGCGATTGACGAGTGAGGTGAGATCAGATGGGCGTAGTTGACGTCAGCGTAAACTCATCCGGTCTGAACTCACTGGACTATGTCAATTCGATCCTGTTCAACTTCCCGGGCAAGGCCATGGTGGCGGTCAACCGTGCTGCCAAACGCGCCGGTTCCGCCGGACGAACAGAGGCGAAAAGGTACGCCACAAGGGTATACAACATCAAAGCCAGCCAGTTCACCAAGAACACTCAGACCACGGTCAAGGTGTTCGGCGGTGGCAGCGGCGCTACCAGAGTTGTCATCAGGTACGCCGGAGCAATGCTGGATCTGCTGGAGTTCAATCCGAAGATTTCAAGCACGGACGGCGTGAGATACCAGGCGAAGCGCGGGAACACGGTTCACCTGCAGCACGCCTTCGACATCCAGGCATACGGAGGCCATGTGTATGAGCGTGTCAGCAGGCCGAGATTTCCGGTCAGGAAGAAACTCGGACCATCCACCGCGCACATGGTCAAGGACACCGAGGTAGCCGATCCGCTGGGCAAGCGGATCATGGAAGTATTCAACGAACGTCTGTCCCATGAGATCGGACGTATCCTGGCGAAGTAAAGGAGAGCTGAAAGATGACAAGCGTAATGCTGCTGGAAGCGCTGAAGCTTCGCACGGAGGACGCCACATCGGAGCTTTTGCTTCCGGTAAAGCCAACGAAGAAGGAACAGGAGCCGGAGATCCGGCGGCCTGTTGTCTACAAGACGCGGCTTCCGGATGAGAAAGCATCAAACAAGTATGCGCCGTATGTCCTGCACTCGGTGCTGAACAGCTCCTACAACCAGCAGCCCGGGAACCTTCCCGAAGGCCTGGTCAATGTCCGGACGCTGTTCTGCGTATACTCCGAAGATGAACAGGAAGGCGGCCTTATGCTGCTGAATCTGATGGAGCGCATCCGGATCAGCCTGATGGCAAATCCGATCCTTGATCGGCAGTTCCGGCTGGACTATGAAGGCGGGATTGAGCAGCTGGTCTATCCGGATGACACAGCGCCCTTTTACCTGGGCGAAATGATGACAGTGTGGAAGATGCCGCCTGTCGGAAGGGAGGAACGCAGCGTATGGGACGGGCAACCGCACAAGACCTGACGAAGCAGGTCAAGAACTGGGTGTATATCGGGCCTACGATCCGGAGCGCGATCCAGCACAACACCATCCTCACCGGAACCCGGGATGAAGTGATGCAGAAGCTGGCTCGTGCGATTGAGAAGTATCCGCCGATTGCACAGCTGCTTGTCGGCTCTGACGAGCTGGCAGAAGCGAGAATCCTTGTGAGACAGCCCGGCAACCGTCTGTATGAAGTGTACAGGCGGTTTGTTAATGGGCTGAATAAGTAATGGAGGTTGAAAACCAATGGCTAAGCATGGCGTATTTGTGCTGGAGCAGGCCACCAGTGCCGTGACTCCCGCAACGGTCGAAACCGGCGTCCCGTTCTTCATTGGGGCTTCCCCGATCCAGAACGCCGACTCCCCGGCTACCCCCGGCGTACCCGTTCTCTGCACCAGCTGGAATGAAGCGGTGCAGAAGCTGGGCTACTCCGAAGACTGGGCCACCTACCCTCTGTGCG